AACAACAGTACAAGCTAATACTACTGCTGGCTTAACATAAGGAAGAGTATTTTCAACACTTGTTGCAACATCAACTTTTCCAGTATTGGTTGTGGCACAAGCTCCAAGAAATACGCTCAAAAGAGCAACTGCGGCTAATTGTAATTTATTCATATATTTTCTCCAGTTCTTTTTTCTGCTTCGATTGTTTGAGCTACTGTTCCACCAGTAACTGCTGAGTCTTTTACTGTGAGTGCAAAAACTATACCAGAAACGACGGCAACTAATTTTGAAATTCCAATAATATAAACTTCTGCGATATCTGGAAGAAATGCTACCAATGAAGGATCAGAGTGAATTGCTATTGCAGTGGTAATTGCTACTACTGTGGTAACTCCAGAAGTGGAAGATCTCCAATTGGCGCCAAAGATTTTAGATAGCATAGTTTTCATAAAGGATTACACTATATTATATAGTTATAATTTTAAAATCTAATAATTAATATTCTAAAAATACTAATGGACTTAACACGGTGCTTGATGAAACATACCACTCTCCTAATCCTATGTTTTGTGGTAAAATGGAGCGTCCAGTTTCAGCTAATATATGAGTAAGAGCTGTACTGTTTAATCCATGTAAAGTGCTAGAGCCAGTATTTATGCCAAAATGCTCTCTAAATCCGTGAGAGGCAAGTATTCTAAAAGTACTCCCTTCCCCAGTGCTAAGCATAGAAGCAACTATATATGGACCTTTATTAAAAGTTCCATTTAATTTAGTTCTATAAATTCCAGTATTAAGAATGCTGCCAGTTATAGACCCACTAGCAATTAGTTTTGCATTTTGAAAACCATAATCTCCAGAATATATACCTATATCAATTTTTGGATCAAAGGTCGAGTAGTTTGTCATCTCAATACAAGCCACAGGATCAACAACATCCTTCTTGATTAAAAAAGGAAAATAATTTACTGTTCCAGAAGCAGTAGTATTAGTAGTAGCACTTAGGAAATCTAACGGAGGATATCTTCTTACTCCTGTCCAAGCTGAAAATTGATCTGCAACAATATTATTAATAATTCTTCCACTAACAGTTAAATTTCCACTAACATATAATTTAGTTGTTCCTGTATTTGGAAGTCCTCCTATGCCAACAGAATTTCCAGTTATTATAAAATCATTTCTATTAAAAGCTCCCATAACAACTGTATTATCATCAAAAGCTTCTATGATTGGAAGACCAGCTATATCATTAACGCTAAAAATAGATCCAGAAAGATTATCTGTTACAGAAAACAATCTACCATTTACGCCATCGACACTAAATCTATCTTGACCAGATGCACTTCCTGTAACATAACTAGTTAAATTTAAACCACCAAGATTATCATAATTTAATCTTGTAGCAAAGTTGCCGCTATTAAAATTAGAATTAAATGAACTACTCCCAGCAATTCCTGTGCTAAATTCAATAAGCCCCGAATTTGGATTTATTAGTATGTTGGGCATATAGACGAATTACACTTATGTTAATCTAAATCGACTTTTTAGATTTTGATAATTTTGAAGAATTTGAAGTTGAGATAACTCTGTGTTATGCATAGAAAGATGACCCAATATAAGACTAGTTGAAGTACCATTTAATGTACTATTAAATGCAAAAGAATTTGCTGTTGGAGCAATTAATGTTGCACCAGCTTGAGAAGCTAATAAAATTCCATTTTTATATATTCTTGCTGTTCCTGTAGAAGAATTAAATGAAATAGTAACGTAAAATGGATTAGGACTAACTAAAAATGTATTAGATGGAGATTCAAAATAAAAATTTCCACCACTTTCACTTGACCAAAAAGCTAATTTATTATTAGTAAAACCACATCTAAATCCATTAGTATTATAAACTTCACTTCCGATAAACCATGATTGATTTGGCCCAGTTACAGAAATTAATTCAATAAAAAGATTAATTGTAAAAGTGTTTGTTATTCCAAGGCTTGGAAATGAACTTCCAGTAAAACCATTTCCAGAACTATATGTTAATGATCCATTATATTTATTAGAATAAGTCCCTGATCCTATGCCTCCTATATATTTTTTTGTAATACCATCGTATAAATTACTTGATCCAACAATATAAGTATATCTATTAGATATATCTAAAGATAAAACCATACCATTTGTGACTAAATCTGTTCCACCTGATGCGCTCATAAATTAAATCTTCTTTTCAAAGTAGTGTAGTTTTGAAAAACTTCTGTTTGTGATAATACTCTATTATAAATTCTGTAAATACTTCCATTACCGTTAAAATAAGCGGAATTGGCCCATCTACCAATTAAAATACTGCCTGTGCCAATAAAAGAACCAATACTGCCTGTTCCTTGTAGTATGCCATTTTTAAATATTTGACATAAATTATTTGTTACATTATAAGTAAAAACTATTTGATACCAATTGTTAATTTCTACTGTTCCTGTACCAAAATCAGAACCAAAATGACCTTGGTATATTTCTGCACTTCTAAAAACTAAATGAAGACCTTGTCTGCCACCAATAGCATCTGTTCCGAACATTGTTTTATCACCATCTAAAGCTTTTAGGTAAACCCAAGCTTCCATAGTATAACTTGCATCATAAAATCCTAATTGTGCAGATGTTTTTTGGGTATCTACAAAATTATTTGTACCATTAAACATAATAGTTCCGCCATTTAAAGAACTAAAAGTTGGACTATTTGTAAGTATTGCATGATTATTTTTTCCACTTAAATCGCGCCAAACTGTTCCACTTCCAGAATAGCTTTTCTTATTAGCTGCATCTAAGCACAGCGCTAACCCATCAGTAACTATTTTAGGAGAATGATGAAGGCTCATATAAAATAAATATTTTTTAATGTAGTTAATGCAGATGCTCCTGTATCTGTGCAAGATTTAACCACTAGTATTCCAGCCGGATTATTTTTAATATTTTTTGTTCTTATCATTTTAAATTTTCTATACTGTGTTATATTTTGATTGCCCCAATTTGCTGCTGCATCGCCGCAGTTATAAACATATTGACCTGGATTAGTAATTACGACTGTTGGTAATTCATAAGTATATTTAAAATCATATACTCGGTCTTTATTCGAAGCGCTAAAACCTAATAAATTATTTAAACTTGTAAAACCTAATGGTATAGACATACCAGAATCAAGAGCTGTACCGCTTCCTATTGACCAACATCCTACGTCACCAAGAAAATTAAATTCTATTTCTATTCTATCATATTGAATTTCATTTTTAAATTCTACAGCAAAAGAACTTGGAATTCCGCCACATCCATAATTATCTGCCCTAAAAGTTAACTCTAGTCCACCATCTTTATCTCCATTAAATAAAACTGTACTACCGACTGTACCGATTCTATTTACATCAGAAAACTTAACGCGTCTTTTGACTTTTCCGTATTGAGTTGCCATATTAAAACTCTACGGTTAATTTAGGAATATCTTTTCTTTCTCCGTATACTGTATAAAAATAATCATTTCCGTTGTTACCATCTACAACTATTCTTTTATTATTGTATTCAAAAACATAAATATTAGAGAATGCATCCATTGGCGTTAAATTAACTGAAATACTATTCTCGTCAACTAAAGATGCCCAGTAATCTGGAAGGTCGATTATATTCCTATTAGTTTTTCCTCTTACGAATACCCCGTGCTCTGGACCTTCTAAACTGCCGTATTGGAGTTTTTTACCAACTTGCGTTGGGTGATCTATTAAGAATGATTTAGAAGCTGCAGAAAGGTGACCAGTTATTGTTGTATTACCACTTACCGTAAGATCTCCTTGTAAAATGCTATTTCCACTAACATAAAATCTACTCGGCACAGAAGATATGCCACTACCAATACCAAAGTTACCATTTGAATCTAATAAAACTCTATTTGCATTTGCTCCACCACCTATAAATCTAACACTTCTTGTTCCTCCTCCACCATAATAAAAATCAAAATTATCATCTCCTCTACTTCCGATATTAGAAGAATAAATATAATTAGAAAATAAAGCCCCAGCATTTCCATTCGTAGTAGGATCAAAAGATACCGAAGTATGATTATTAGGAGATTTCAAAATAAAAGGTGCTCCTAACCCACTTATAACAAGTCCTCCAGCGGTAATATTTCCTGTTCCAATATCTATAGTTGCAGATGGACTAACTACATTAACTCCTAATTTTCCACTAACAATATTAATATATGATTCATTTGTAGCGCCAATTCTAACGCTATCTGTATTATAATTCTCTTGATGAGCTCCATAAGCATGACTATTAAAACCATAAGCTTTATTATTAAATCCAAGAGCAGAAGTTGATCCGCTCTCTACTCTATTCAATCCTCCGACAGCAACTCTTGTAATAACTCCTGCTGGAACATTTAATACGCTTGCATCAACATTTCTAAATCCTGCGAAAACATTATGCGCCCAATAATTTCTATGAACTGCATCTGATGCTCCACGATAAATCTGCATTCCAGTAATAAGATCTTCTGAACTTATAAAACCACTTCCAGTAGTTAATGGTGGATTATGAAAAGCTCCAGGTCTTCCAACCCCACCTAAAGATCCAAAGTTCATTAAAGAAAGAGTAATTTCTAATCCAGTAGAACTTAAAACTTTTGAAACATATCCGTCATATCTTGCTTGTGTTAATGTAATTCCAGAAGCTATAAAAGTTCCTGCTCCTCTATTAAAAACATCTACTACAACACTTTCACCAGTATATCCTGTGATTGGAGATCTATAAAAAACATTAAATTGATCTAAATATTGACCACTATTTCTTTCTATTCTAGTAATTCCAGTAAAAGCATTTGATGTTGTAGTTCTAGTTAATGTCCAAGCGTCTGTTTGAGTTGACGTACCTTTTTGCGCTGAATTAAAATTATTATTGATTCCTAAAGCGCCAAGAGCAATTCCAACTTTATAAACGTTTGTTGAGCCATATGTTGGATCAAGTCCAGTAGCTCTTGTTACAACTGTTCCATTATAAGTATTAGCGACAATTCCAGCAACTCCAGGAAATACTCTTAGATAAACTGTATCTCCAGTTGCATGTAAATATTGAGAAGTTGCTTGGCTATTTACTGCGTAACCTAATTCTACTAAACCTGTTCCTGGAGGTGTTACTACCGTTGTGCCAGTTGTTGTTAAATACAATTCTGTGAGATTAGAAGTAGGGAATGTTTGATCACCCGCACCTTTTGCTTCTAATGTTGTTAAGTGAATTAAATCTCTTAGGTTGTCGTTTCCATTTGGTCTTGTTGTAGGAGAAAATTGATAGCTTTTATAATTTGTATTTGTATCTGTTGAGTACCTGCCGTTAAATGATCCTGGATTATTAGGTCCAGCTGAAAAAAATAAGTGAAAATGATCTGAAGCGCTTGTAAAATTATTGCTTCCTGCATCTAGTGATAAACCATGAACCAATCTTCCTCGACCTTCAATATTTAATGGAGTATTTGGGTCAACTCCACTATTTAAAGCATATGTAAATCCTGCTCCCAATGAAGAAGTTACATTAGTATTAATTCTAACTATTCCACTTTGACTATTTATATTTAATCCAGTGCCAAGATCAAATGCTCTTCCAGATGGCTCTATTCTAAATAAATCAAATATTTTATTTCCACTAATGGTTTGATTACCAGTTGTATAAACTACAGTATTTGGCAAATTTCCAGCTTCACCACTTAATAAAACTCCAGTGCCATTTACTGTTGGGCGATTTGTTAGAGTTACATTCCCACTTGTTATAGCTATATCTACTCCAGAAAGACTTAGATTATCAATGTTATTTAAATCAATAGCATTAAAAATCCCAGTTCCAGAAACTTGAATATTATTAGCAAAAGTTTTAATCCCAGATATAGTTTGATTTCCTGTGGTATAAACAATTGAATTTGGAGATCCAGTAAATACAGGATTTCCATTTACAAAAAGTCCACTAGTAAAATTACCACTCCCGTAGACTGTAAAATTATTTCCAGAAATAACTAAAAAATCACCTTGCGCCGAGTCGCCAAATGTCGTATCTTGAGCAAAATTTTTGACCCCAGATATAGTTTGATTGCCTTGATCTGTTATGTGAATTGTTGTTGGCATATTATTGGTTTTCTAATTGAATTTTCTTATCTTGTATTACACTATGTAATTTGGGGTTATTTTTAATGAAATTAAATATGTTTTTCATAAGTTTTATGCTGTTGGATCAGTTACTACTAGTTGGTCACTACTGTTGAAATATCTTAATCTCATAGAGTTTGCTGAATTTTTAAATAGTGTTGTGTTGTAAGAGTTGTATACATGTGTTGAAGATGAAAAATCAATACTATAAAAATTACTTTCAGATGTGTTAGCGTTAAAACTGTTGCGAATAGTGTTAAACGCGAAACCGATGCCAATAGTGTTAGCGTTAAAACCGTTGCCAATAGTGTTAGCGTTAAAACTGTTGCCAATAGTGTTAGAGTGGAAATTGTTGCCAATAGTGTTAGAGTAGAAAAGGTTGCCAATAGTGTTAGAGTAGAAATTGTTGCCAATAGTGTTAGAGTTAAAACTGTTGCTAATAAAGTCGGAACCGTTACTAATAGTGTTAGACTTGAAATCGTTGCTAATAGTGTTAGAGTAGAAATTGTTGCCAATAGTGTTATAGGAGAAAAAGTCGCCAATAGCGTTAGCGTTAAAACCGTTGCCAATAGTGTTAGCGTTAAAACCGTTGCCAATAGTGTTAGCGTTAAAACTGTTGCCAATAGTGTTAGAGTGGAAATTGTTGCCAATTATCACATTACTATAGCCACCTTCTATTTTTATATTTTTTACATCATTTAATGTAAAAGTTCCTAATCCAGTAAGAGTAGAAGTAAAAGTTGGTTGTTGAATTCTTGAAGAGGTTAAAGCTGGTAAATTTATAATAAAATCTCCAAGGTTTGCATCATCATAAAGCGCTCTAAATCCATAACTTTCATCTGTGCTAAAAAAAGTCCCACTCTCAACAAAATTTGATACTGGATGCCAAAAATTAGTATTACTTAAAGCATTTCCGCTATTGCCTGTAACAAGTGAATAATACAACTTGCCGCGATTGCTATTATTACCAGTTTCTTTAACATAATCTAATCTAGAGTATTGATGATTACTGGAATAGCTTGGCACAGAAATAATATTTGGCTTGCAACAATTAACCGTTATGTTTCTCCAATCATAGGGTATATCAATGTTCAGAAGATTATCTACTCTTCTATAAATCCAGCCCTTGAAATCTGATATAGCTAAATTATTATTAATTTCGCCCCAAGAATAAGAACTACGTGCATCTATATTGTAATAAATTGTATCTTGAGGATAAATTTCTGATTGCGCTAAGTGATATATTTGTTTATTAGAAATAGCAGTAACAATTAGAGGTTCTCCAGAAGCTGCTGTTCTGACTGTTGAATCATTGATTGATTGATTTCTCCATTTGAGAACAAAATCTGAAATTCTATATAATTGACCGCTCAATAATCCGCTAATAGCTTTTAAGCCTGTTAAGTTTGAATATGTGGTATTTAAAATTTGATTTGGTGCAGGCAAATCATCGCCAATTAATAATACGCCACTTCCATTTACAAAAGGTCTTTTATTAAAAGTTTTAATTCCACTAATAATCTCATCGCCAATTAAACCTACTGTTCTTAGGGTTTGTCTTATCCCTGATAATTGCAGATCTGATGCTGTCGTTAGTTCTAATGACATATTATAAAATAATTACACCTATTATTTAGGTAATTTAATTTGTTTTATTTTTTATCTAACCCAATTAATCTATTAATTAAATTCCTGTGGTTCCCATAAGAAATGCTACTAATCCTTTTGCACGAAGCTTTAGTGTTTTATAAAAAGCTACATCATTTATAGATGGGTCTCTCATATGGGGCATTGTTGTAAGTACTGAGGAGTAATTACCAACAACTGGCTGCTGGTTTGAATAACGGACATGTGTAAAAGTGGTTGGATTAATTACTGTAATAGCTGACGTAACACTCTTTACATTAGCACTATTATTCAAATCATTAACGCTTATTGCCTGGGTTCCAACAGCACCATAAACATGAATAAAATCATTTGTAGTAAATCCATGATTGACACTTGTTGTTATTGTTTGTTGAATGCCTTGCCGAGGAGCATTTGCATTACCATTTGTAAGTCTACCCTGATTGAATGGTTGATCTAAAACATTAACTGTTCCGCTATTAGTTGTTGCTCCAGCTGATCCATTTACAGGAATTGTAAACGTGGTTGAACTTGTTCCTGTAGCAACCCAAGATCCATTTAATGCTGCATTTGAACAACCTTCTATTACAACAGTAAATACTTCAGATCCAGATCCACCATGGGCCTGCGAACATACAATGACAGCTGGATTCGCAGCTGATGTAGACGCAATAGATACACTTTGTGGTGTGTGCAGATAGTCTACACTTGCTGCAGTTACCCCCGTGTATTGAGATGGCGAGTTTACCCAACGCTTTTTTGTTGTGTCATACCATAGATCGAATCCATTTTCCGTGCATGAATATTTTGGAAAACCATTTGTTGTGCCGTTTCTATTATAAATTCCTGCAGAAAAAATTGGTAAAAGTGCTCCATTGTCACTATTTCTCAATTGAGTAGTGCTAAGAAATATATGAGAATCGTGTGCTGCGCCTACTATAGTTGCTGCAGATATTGGAGCGCTTCCTGAGAATTGAGGGCTTGAATTTGTGAGTCTCATAATTCCTTCGCCCACAACACCATTTAAATCTGTTGGTACAGGCGCTGTGAGAGTGGTTAATCCAGTTGAAGTCGCAGTCCACACACCATTATATCTAAGAGCAACGCCAGTGCATCCAGAAATTGCAACTTGTGTGCCAGTTGTTATTCCGTGGTTTGTTGCGGTTGTAATTGTAGCAACCCCAGCTGATGTAGTAATAGAGTTGATAGTAAGTAAGCTGGTTGGTCCAATGGTTATAACTCGATTAGCGCCATAGGTAGTTGTTCCATTTGTTCCATCTAAAGCATCTAATCTTGATAAGATATTAGACAAGGATAACTCAGAGCAAGTCCAAGTTACAGTACCATCTACAACAGTATTTCCAATTGTCGTGGGCCAAGTAGGTTGTGAAACGCCAGAAGTTCCTGCGGTTGTGCAAATATATTTTCTTCCATTTTTAGTTATAGGTGTAACAGCGACTTCTTGTCTTTGGATTGTTGCTGTGCCTGCGGCAATCTGCGTAGTTGCAATAATTGTATATGTGAATTGATTAGCAGTAATTCGAGTAACTGGGACAGCTGATACATTAAAATTGTGAACTGATACTGACGTTCCTGTAATACCAGAAACTGTGATTATATCACCAGTTTGAAGTCCATGGTCTTGAATATCTACAGTGCATGTTGTTCCTGTTGTAGTTGAAGAAAAAGCTGATGCAGGTGCTGTGAATAACCTATATGATGGATAATATGTGCTTGCTGACCATGCATTGTGTCTATCAAGACCTACATCTCCACTATTAAAATTTCCATTTATATGTTTCAAAGTAGAACCTATTAAAAGAGTAGTGAAAGAGTTCATTGAAGCGGTCGAACTATAAATCGTAAAGACCCCCCCAACATTAGCTAGAGCAGGAAGTCTAATAGTGGTAATACTGTTTGCGTTACTAGAATTAAATTGAATTGCCCCTGCAACATTAGCTAGAGCAGGCAAGTTAACAACTGTAAGAGCTTGCGCATTGCTTGAAATTAGTACAAAATTACCAACTACAGAAGCTAAAGCAGGAAAGCTAATAGTAGTAAGAGAATTACCAACACCTGCCACCACGGTAGCAGCCCCACCAATAGAAGCGAGAACAGGGAATTCAATTGTACTTATAAGATTTAAGCTAGCGGTGCTAGCGATAAATGTGAAAGCTCCACCAACAGAAACTAAAGCAGGAAAACTAACAGTGGTTAGAGAATTTGCGCTAAAACTAGTGCCAGTAAATCCAAAAGATCCACCAATAGAAACTAGAGCAGGAAAACTAATACTGGTTAGAGAATTTACAGTAGTAGTAGCGCTACTATTAAAAGACGAGCCAATAGAGGCTAGATTAGGAAAGCTAAGACTGGTTAGAGAATTCATACTACCATTAAAAGGAGAGAAAGATAAACCAACAGAAGTTAGAACAGGAAAGCTAAGATTAGTTAACTTAGACAAATTTTGTATGGTGAAAGAATCTCTAACTCCTACTATATTTGTAGAAGATAAAGATGTGAGGTTATCGAAGTTTAAGTTATTATACCCCGTAATAAAAAGACTTGTGATCCATTTTCCATAGAGAAGAGCTGCGGTTTGAGAACCAGATAAACCCAATAAAGCGCCTCTTAATGGATTAGTTGTAAAAATAGGAATGCGAGGTATTGGTAAAGTACCAGCATATGAAAGATCAAAAGAGTCTGTTGGTAAATTTGATCTTGCTTCTGTTAAATTTTTTAAACTTCCCATATATGCCTTTACACTATTCTCCATCCGTAAATTCCACCAACAAAAACGCTTTTCATACTTAAACCTGCTGCATCTCCTGTAAATGGAGAATTTTCGCCTTCTATATTATTTCCGTTTCCACTCAAAATAAAATTATTTCCACTCCAAGTATAAAATGGATCAACAAATTCAAGATAATTTCCTGTTGATGGAGACGCAGGAAGATTAAATGCAAATGAAGTACTTCTTGTGTCTGCAAGATATTTTGTTCCATTTACAATTGAAGTTTGGTTGCCTGTTATATGAATATAAACGTCTTCTCCGATCAAGCTCACTGCTGTTCCATTTACCCTAGGTCTAGCATTTAGATTAAAATTTCCTGTTTTATAAGTTAAACTAAGAACGTCCGCAACTCTACTAGCGTCATCTACTAAATAAGCCGTACCCAAATTCATTTTAAATGATTGGTTTGGAGAAGCTTGCAAAATTGTAATTGTGCTTGGTGTAGTATTCCTACCTAGAGATATAGTATGCCTATCATTTGCAACAACCAACTCTTTATTTCCAAAATCTAAAGCTGTGAAAGGGTGCGCTGGATTTATTCCAGATATCACATTTATTGACTCTACTCCATAATTTGTAATTCCACTAAGGATCAAAGTCCCTGCAGAACTGGAATCTTCTTGATTGAACGAAATTGAAGTGTTTGGAAGATGCGATACTATATCTAGCTTTTTCATTGCGTTACATCATTTTCGCAATTTATATATGACCCATTATTTATCCCCGCATCTATTCCAAAACTTTTCTGATTCGCTTTGCAATTTATAAATTTTCCAGTAACTATGATTGCGCAGGCTCCAAACGAGTAATTATTCGCTTTGCAGTTTTCAAAGTAACCATTAGCTTCTCCAGCGTATGAGCCAAAAGCGTAACTGCTTCCTATACAATTTATAAATTTACCATTTGCTCTTCCTTTAAAACCAAAAGAAAATTTTCCAGCTGAAACATTTTTATAAGTTCCATTATAGCTTACTCTATTTCTCATACTTTGGATAGATTCAGTCAAACTAATAAAATCGACATTCTCGATATAAGTCTGACCAAAATTTTGCCCAGGGCTAAGATTCAAATAATACGCAGCAGGTAAATTACCCAGTCTATCATCATAATAAATTCTGTCTTCTTCTGTTAAAGTTAGCGTATGCCATGGTGACGCAAACGACGTATTAGTGTTTTTTACTACTAAATTCGCAAGAGAAATATAATCAAGCAATTGATTGATTGTCCCATTGTTCGGTAGGCTAATATCAGAAGTAATAATTGATTTATTTACTTCGTTTAAACCGACAATATCAATAAAATTTTTATTTAAAATTAATGACGAGGAACCTAAGTCGAATGTTCCTGGCTCTAGATATATAATGTATCTATTATTTTCATTTAAACCAATCGCAGAGAGTTCTGAATATTTTTTTAATAGATCTTTACCATTTTGAATTTGATCTGCCGTATTTTTAATTATAAAACTTTTATAATTTTTTCTTTGTAATAAATTGAGATAATTCATATTAAAGTCCTGGATTACTAATTATGGTCGCCCATCCTGAGTAATATGAGTTATTTACACCTAATAACTCTATCGATTCATTTTTTTGCATAGATATTGAATCCAGTTGATCTATGTTAGCCGAACCTGATATAACCAATAATCCTTCTCCTAAATTCTTGATATTAAACCTTAATCCATTCGATACTGGAGGTAGGTATCCAGTCACTCCAGAAGGACTACTCACTAAATTTAAATAATAATTTGAAATATTAAAATTACCGATATGGTAATTGAATTGACTAGTTGCGCTACTCGATCCCCCGCTACTCGATCCAATAAAAGATTGATTGATATATCCAGAAAGTTCAGTTAAATCTAATTGCTTTAAACGAATTAAATTTGCCATATTAATTTACCTTGCTATGATATAAAATACTTGCTAAGTAAGTGTCAATTTGATGATCGCAAGCTATGTTATTTATGGTTGAAATTAATTCTTGATTTTTATCAAAAGGTTGATTTATATAATCTTCTATTTTTACATTCCAATTTTCTGGAGACTCATTAGCAATGATTAATTTTGAAATTTGGTTGGCTACGTCTTTTTGACTAAAACTTAACTTTTTAATATTATGTTTTTTTCTTAATAACGCGGCAACTTCTTCTTCTAATTTTTGAGCAGAAATAAGGTTTTCTTTTATTTTATAAACGCTATATTTCTCTTCTAAAGAAGCCTTGGATTGTTTTCCTTGACCAATTGGCTCAACATTTTTTGTCGACTGAGGAACTCCTGTTGTTCCGTTTGGTCTTCCAACATCTCCGCCTATTTTAGTTCCGCCAATTAATGGTTGATAAAGACCTTGATCTCTTAATTCTTTATACTTTTTTTGAGAAATCAATGAATCTTCTGGTTGCGGAAGTCTTCCAGTATCAATTGCTTTTAATCCCTCTTCTGGAGTTAAGATCCCAAGCTCCATTAATCTATTATATATTCTAGAATATTGGACATCGTCTTTTAAATCAATATCATCAAATTCTGCTGTTGGATAATTTTTAAAACCTAATTCTTTACTTATTCTTCTCACTTCTGGTATTATAAATTCATTTATAAACGTTTGTCTTGCTTGCTTTAACCTTTCTATAAATACTTGGACTTTAATTGTCGTATTAGCAAATTTTTCATTTCCTATAAGGATATTATTCAATCCCACTTGAATATCTCTATCGACAACTTCATATTTTTCTGGACCAAGCAAATTACCGATATTAGGAATAACAAATTCTGCCTTTGTTGTATAATCTGCAATCAACACTCTACCGACGCTTTGGTTTTGAAATAAATTTTGCATTGCTTCTAGATTTTTTTGATTAACTCCGCCCTTTTCTGGATCTGTACCCATAGTGACAAGAAGAATAGCTTGTTGCATTGTACGAGTTATAGCCATATCCATCTTTTTCATTTCTGCTTTCCAATTAATATCATCTAATACTGGAAAACCCATAGGGACAGCGAATGGTTCATAATCTTGCTTTTTATAAAAAACCGCGCAAAGCCTTTCAGCCTCTAATGGTAGCGTTAAAATTCCAACTGTTCTTTTTTTGATAAGCTCTTGAGTCTCTGGAGGTAGGCCTTTTAAGACTTCTCTATCTTCATCTGTTTTAGGAGTCTTTAATCTTTCTAATTCGTAATCGCTCAAAACCTTGTAAAACCTTCCAGAAGAAAAATTTATAGTTCCACCAATTTGAATATCTGAAGGGTTTAATATTAAATATCTTGATGGTAAATTAACTGAAGCTTTTGCGGATGTTAATCCAAACGCTTGAGTAATTTTGCTGATATCTGAATCTGAAACTTTTGTATCAAACCTATATAAAAATACGTTCCCACTTCTATAGTACTCACGAAAAAATTTATCTTGCAAATCATATATATTTATTTTTTTAAACAAAGCTTCAAAAAAATCTCTACTTTTTTGACTACCGCCTTTAAAGTAAAGGGTACTACAAGAAAACTCAGTCATTAAATCTATGGTATTCCTAAATATAGCAAAATTATAATACGCTTTTTGGCATAATATGACCGCATCTCTAACATTCATATTAGAGGAATTCTTTACCCCAGTTGAATATCTAAAAGGTATTAGTCCTTCGTCAATATTCTTATATCGATCTGTTCTTACGATTCCACCAGCTGTATTTCTACGCATTTGAGTACTCGACTGGTCGGATAAATCAGAGCCTGCATATGATGAACCTCTGCTTTCGTAGCTTGAAGCTTGACTAACCATCAGAGGCCCACTTTCCTCATTTTTGATTATTTTTGATTTATTTTTAATTTTTTTAGCCATTGATATTAATTATTACACCTTTATTTAAGCATTATAGGCGAAAAAGTCGCTATTTCTATTGTTTCTGGTTGTTCCATCATGTCATTATAGCATTTTAAACCCCAATTCGCTAACATAAGTGCAGAATAATTATCTTTTCTTGCTTTGTTCGCCGAAGAGCTCCTTTTGAGATGCTGTGGAAGATCGAAAGTCTGAGTACCCCTGCTTGTAGAAGAATGCTCTACTAGAGCACATTGTTTTTTTGTTTGGTATATAAAATCGTCTTGGTTTTCTATAAAATCAAGAATAGTCCAATCTTTTTTATCTTCACTTTTCATTAAATCTATTGGTGCGCTTTTGTTTATAACCTCATTAAAAAATGATTCATGCGCGCCTGTTCTACTAGCAAACCATATTTTTTTATAATCAATGCAGGCCTGTAAATATTCATTTGCTTTTCTAATAAATGTGCCAGTAAATACTTGATTAAAGGCTATTCGTTTATCTTCTACGTTATATTTTTTTCTAGCGTTACGAATCATAAATTCATATTCTGGTCCATCAAGATCTGAATCTATATCAAATGTTTTTATTTCTAATTTTTGTTTTTTGAATAATTCTGATTCATTACATGCAGATAAAAATACATCTGCTCCAGCGTTATCGACAATCATTAATACTATATTAAAATTTGTCATTATATAATATAAATAGGCTACGTGATTTTTAAGATTGCCTAATCCAGAATAAGTATGAACTAATATTCCTTGTTTTTTCTCTTCATCAAGCTCTAGAACAGCCATAGCAAAATAATCTGCATTTGGACTATCGCTCATATTAGGATCAATACCAAGAATATATTTTTTCTTTGGATCTCCTTTCAATAAAGTATGTGGTTTTTCGCCTAATTTCAAAGTACAATCTTCCATTTTTTTACCATTGAAATAACTATCGCTACCATCAGTAAATCTAGCACAATATTCTCTTAAAAAGCTACTATGACTTGCCCCTCCGTTTTGTGCTTCTTCAATAATAGTTTTATCTATCATTTCTTCTGGAAGAGCTTCGTAACTAAGTTGACTTACGAAGTATGTTGCTTCTGTTTTTTCATTATTTATAATTTTTTCAGACCATTCTTTATAAGTTTTATATAAATTTTCAAAAGTATAACTCGCAGAAGAAAACGCCAACATTTTACTTGTGTTTCCAAAAACCTCTCGGTCTTCTTCTTTCATTGAACCTTCTTGAATGAGCTTATCTTCTAGCTCTCTGATCTCCATTCTTTCTTTGATGTTCTGTGGAGCCACAAGGAAAGGCATAAGTACATTTTTAATAATTTCTTCTGGCAAAAGCAAGAACTCATCCAATACTAGAACGTTCGCTCTAAATCCTCGAATTTTTTCTCCGTTTAATGGGATCGCTACAATACTTCCTCCATTAATATGCCATTCAAATTGATCATTTCTTTTAGCTTTTGCTCCAAAGCATTGAGCTAGTAATTCTGCACCTGGGCTATTAACTATTTTTTCTAAATTATTAAATATAAATCGCGCAGTTCTAAAGGTAGGCCCAGCAATCAAAATTTTTGTGTTAGGCTCAAATATACATTGTAGAAAACAAAATACTGCAGCTATAAAACTCTTACCACATCCTCGACCAAACACACACATATTAAAATTCCTATTGAAGAAAGCTTTAAGATGTATCTCTTGATATGGCGCGAGCTTAACTCCGCTTATCAACTCTGTAGTAAAGCCTATATTTGCTCTTAAAAATTTAGCCAAAGATATCTTTGCTTCTTTATCGTTTAAAAAACCTTTAAGTAGCGCTAATTCAGCATTAACGTCTTTAATTTCTTTTACGTATTTTTCTGGACATTCTATCATAAAATTTTTAAATCATAAGCCAACTGCAAATCTATTTTTTTATAAAAACATTTAGAGCTAAAAATAGACTCTATCACTCTTTTCATTTCATTTTTACCATCTACGAAAAGAAATTGCAAATTATCATAATCCTGTATAAGTTGTCTCACATTATGAAAAATATATTCTGGTGTAGCTTTTATTTTTTTGCTAATGTGTGGCAGATATTGAAAGCTTAACGCATTACTCAACTTCTCTTCAACAACTACTATAAGGTAAGCATTATTTTTTTTCGCTTTGCTTATTTCATTTTTAAATCTATCTAAATTGCCTATGCTCAAGGTACTAATAAAATCACTAAGACTTTTTCGCTCAATATAACAATCACAGTTATCATTAGAGCAGGAATAATCTCCAAAAGGTAGCGTCTTTATTTCAAAAGGTATGTCAAACTTAAGCCAACTTTGTTCTCTAGTATCAACATATATGGTATCTCTTACTGTTAATTTCTTTTGAAATTGGTTGGTTATATTTTTAGGATGCACAAACTTATTTTCTAAGCCTACTTGGGAGCAAATATCATAATAATCATTAAAAATTTTATTATAAAAGACAACAGATGGACTCATAATAGTTCTTAGCTCTACTTGCGTTGGAGAGTATACTATATTCTTATCTGCTTTGCGTTTAACTAGCAATGACTTGCAATATTCTTGGGCTTTTTCTATTGGCTGATCTTTTAGCCATTTTTTCATATTGTTCTTATCATTAAAGTCGCTATTAAAATATTGTTCTTTGTTTTTAAAGTTAATAGTCTCTCCAGAGAATAAATCTTTCTTGGGATAATAAGTATGATAATATTTTTCTTTATTTAAACCATATCCTCTAAGCGCAAGATGAAGGCTTTTTTCATCTTTGAACTCTTTACCATCTACTTTGCATATGACACTCATCCATTTAAAATCTCATCTCTAGAGATTCCTAATATCTTACATTTTATTTCTTCCATAGATGAAAGCCGATCTATTTCTTTTTCTAAACTCTTTTTTCTAAGATCTGCCATTTTAATAAGCTTAGTTCTATTCTCCTCTTCTTTCCACATCTGCACAAGATTAATAATTGAAGCAGTTTCCTTGACTTGCTTGCTTAATTTTTCGCTTCTTTTAACTTTTAAATCATTGTTTAATTTTTGTTGTCTATTTACGCAATCATTGTATTCTTTTCTAGCTGTGTTGCTTGCTTCAACTAGAGCCATAGGAATCTTACCATCATCTTGCAATGATAAATCTATTTGATTTTGCAATACGCTAATAGTTTGTTGAATACTAGAAGAAATAAGGACTTCTGTGCAGAGCACTATATATTGATCTACCTCTTCTTGCGTTAAATCACCTTTATTATAAGTATATCTTACAAAACTACTCTCAAAAAGTTCGCGGTCGTTCTCGTTATCATAAATATTAATTTGATGTATGAACCTATGAGTATTCATGTAACTTATTACCGCAGCAACTTCTCTTTTTTGACCATGAGTGATTTTGCTTTTATCTATTCCATCTAAAACATATTTATTAATCTTAGCTATCATTCTTTCTTCGCTGCGCGGAGGTTTATAATCTCCAGTCGAGGCTTCTTCATTTTCGGCGTTATTATATTTTATATTTGTGGGTATGCTTTTCATGTACTCTAAAACGCTTCTGCTTTCTTGGCAAAGGTTTGTTAGAGTTTCATCTTTAAATAATATTTTTGCCATTTCCAATCCAGTCATAGCATTGCAATTATTGCTAATATACTCTTTTTGTTCACTAGATAATTCTAAAATACCTTTGGCTTCGTATTCATGACTTTTTCTAGGTTTAATTTGTCTAGAAGCTAAAAATTGTTTGACTGCTTTTCCCTCTTTGCTTCTGCCGTCCAGATCTTCTCTGTTAAAAGCAAGTTTAACTAGTTCGGCTAACGAGGGTGGATCATCTACGCGATCATTCCATTCTTTTAATAAAACCAATTGTTGCTCTTCTGTTAAAATTAAAATATCTTCGCTCATATAATATCAATATCTCCGTTATAAAGATGTTTTTTAACTTTAATCATAATTGATTTTTTTAAATTCTTAATTTGCTTATATCCAGCTGCTCTATTTTTCTCTGTGGTTCTATATCCCATTAATTTAGCAACCTGCTCTTCGTTTTTATGTTCAATATATAAGTATGTATAAATTTTCCATTCTATTGGTTTTAAAATCTTTTGCATTTTAAAATGAATGTTTTCTGCTGTTTTTTCTAAATCAACTGTATCATTTTTTATATCATATACTTCGTTCAAATGATTCTCCATCGCTACAGGCAGCTTGGTATCGTGAGCATTCTTTTTGCTTTTCACCCAATTTGCGTATAGTGGACAATCCACACATTGTTTTCCGTAAATACTACAGCCATCGTCGCTTTCTGCTGCGGCACATTTTAAACATGGTCTTGCATAATTGCTATAAGTATTGCGTATTAAATTTTTAATTTGGTTACTTATGATACGATTAACCCATGGAGCTAATGGTTTAGTTTGATTATATAAATGCCATTTTTTGTAAATATGAATTCTTAAAATTTGAGAAACATCTGAAAAATCCATCCAAGATATGGCTGTCAGGTTCCATTTATTTCTCCTTTTAAAGATTTCATTGTCTATTTGAGCTATACATCCTTCAAAATTGAGTTTTTGATTAGGCATTTTATTATTTAAAAAGACTATTGCTTCTTACGATTTCGACTTTTTGGTTTTAATGCAGAGCCTTCTTTACGTAGGCTTTCTAGTTGTTCTTTTTTATTAATTACTATTTTGGACCGATTTTGTCTTAAAGTATTTTGTTGGTTGGACGAACCGACGATATCTCCTATTTTTTCAACAACATCTCGTTGAATATTAATATCGAAATCTAAATTATCAATATCTGGCACTTCATTTACTTCTGTGATTTCAGTATCATCATCCTCGTAATCTTCTGGTTCAATATTTGGCCTTTTCGCTTTGGTTATAGTTGGTTTTTGCATTTGCACTGGTAAAGCTACTTTTTCTTCTTTTTTAACGCCTGAAAATGAATTTCCACAATTTGTGCAAAATTTAGGCTTACTTAGGGAATATTCAGTTGGCGAACCACATTCAGAACAATAAATTTTTAACATATAATATTATATGCTAAATGAAGAGTATATTCTAAATATTTAAATTTAATTTAAAATAACGATATATCGTATTTATGCGGGGCATACTCTATGACCTTTGCTAACAGTATCATAAAATAATTTACCAGATAAATCTGAAGTGAATGTGTCTGATCCTGGAGGCATATAATCAAAGATTAAAACTCCTTCGCCTGCGGGTCCATTACCAAATTCAACTGTTAATGGATAATAAGAGTTTGCAACCATTGTGAATGTACCAGGTGGATCTGTGTGATAAGGCCCATGAAGTCCAGGTAGAGATACTACAGCGTTAGTAGCAGTTACATTACCATTCCCATCCCTAGTAATACTTCTATTTCCGTCAAGAGCATTAGTTCCAAACCATAGGTAGCTACCGTCATCTGAGTATAATCTAAATTTGTACACTCCATTTACTGTAGGCTTAAAGTAGCCTTTGATAATAAGACTTTTATTATTTTGTCCTTGAGCTGAAGAATAATTATCATCAATCTGAGAAGTAACTTCCTCAGACACAACAACAGGACTTACGCTTGCAGTTCCTGGGTTCTGGATAAAACCAAAACCAAAAAAAGTAACGCCTTTACCTATCGATGGAAATGGCGAACCTATAGCTTCTGGTGTATCATATTGGGGTTGTGGAAAAAATCCCCAATTATACCAATCTTGCTCAGTTGTACTTCCAACGTTACTTATTATATAATTTGCAGTGTTATAGTCATCAATAAATTCGCTTACTAATCTAGTATTAAAAAAGTCATCATTTTCATAAAAATAACCTTCATATTTTTTCTTATATAATCCAGCTGCTAAAGTTAAACATGCTACATTGCTATTTTCTGGTTCGGATGGGGGAGGTGGCCCATTGTTAATTATTTTTCTTTTAGGATTTTTTACAATAACTCCGCGTTTATTATTACCAAAAGCTGTAGAGTATGGATTTTTGACTATCATATAGTCAGAAAAAAATTAACTTCTTTCCCAGCAAATATAATTTGGGCTCACTCCACTAACACTAACTACTCCTGTATAATTAAGATCACTTAAACTTCCGCCATCACCACCTCCAGAAGCAGTACTTGATGCTAGAACAAAATTAAATGAATTACCAGCAGCAGAAGCTCCATATTTTACATGAAGATGAGATGTTGATAAATTTTGAATATAAAGTTCTTCACGATTAGCATTTGCTTCTAAAACTGTGCCGTTTGTTCCGCTTACTGTAAAATTAGATATTGTGTCTAATGGAGTGGCATCATAAACTAAATTTAATCTTTTTTCAGTAGGATCTGTTGTGATGTTAGACATATTAAATATGATTACACATTAAATTAATGTAATTCCTCAAATTTCTCAATAATATAAGCTAAGATATCATTTCTCATAATATCTTCTGTTCCAAATTTAAAAGTAATAATACCTTTGTTTTTACTTTTTTCGTCATCAAATAGTTTATATATTCTTTCGAATCCGCTATTCTTAATATCTGATTGACGAATATCTCCAATAAATATTAATTTACTAAACTTGCCCATCCTAGTACTAACTAATAAAAGGTCATGAATACTTAAATTTTGAGCTTCATCGCAAATAATATAACTAGCGTTAATACTGAGCCCTCTTAGGAATCCCAATGGAAGTCCTTTGACTCTTTCTTGCTTTAATAATAATTCTGCTTGTCCTTTAGGTAATAGTTCATGGAGTTTGTCCATTAAAGGCTGTAGATATGGATCTAATTTTTCATGAAGGTCACCTTTAAGAAATCCTAGATTATGAGTGCTACTTTCCACAGGGTTACGAATATAAAATATCTCTCCTACCTTCTTGTTATTAATTGCATGAAGAGCACAATAAACGCTTAACAAGCTTTTGGCTGTTCCTGCTGGTCCTTTACAGAACATCATCTTAGTAGATTTATCTTGTAAGATTTGAATAAACTTCTTTTGGTTTTCTGTCCAATTGAGATCCCTAATATTCAAGGGTTGTTGAATTTTATCTCTTTGAGGAACTACTGGCGATTTGTCCTCTTTTCGTTCTTTTCGATGTTTTTTAGACATGAGGTTTCCACAATGGTTTACACTATATTTTGAATTAAGTGTAAATAAAAGAACCGTGGCGTACTTAAATGCAAATATTCCTCCAATCGAAGCCTTTGTAAGAGGGAATTATTTAAGAAATCAAGAAGATAGTTTTGATAAAAAATATAAATGTTTAATTTTCGGTGTCACAAGTCTTCCTAGCCAAGTCCCTCTTTTTAATTTTCTTATGGAAGACGGAGGGATTTGGTGGCATGCTCCCATAAGTGCATTCTGTTCTAAAGAAGACGCGCCAGATATGGAATTAGACGAATTAGAATTATGGGATAGTTTTAGTTATCATATTGCTGTAACAACTTTTTACTTATTAGAAAATAAAATAGTTAAATACACTGGCCGAACTGGGCAAGAGTACACTGGTCGCTATTTATTTACTTTTGATTGGGCGCATAGTGATTATAATGAATTAAATTTTGGATTTAGTCAAAAGCCAGACCAACATAAAGCTGGTCATGTTATAAAACTGGACAATGGTAATTTCGCAATACAACCCAACAACAGAATCAAAGTATTCGATCCAAGCTTCGCAACTAAAACAAATGAATTATTGTTGCAAAGAAAAATAAACTCTCATATTTATACAGCTGAAAATAGCCCCAAATGGGTTACTGAAGATAGCGATAATTATGATTACAAAATACAGGAAATAAAATGAATAGAACCATAAAAATAACACAACAAAATATATTTGAAGGAGAAATGGCAAATCCTCAAAACTGCGCAATCGCTAGAGCAATAAAAAGAAATATGAAAGGTAAATTAATGAGCGTTTCTGTATTACCTTCTCATATAACATTAAACATAAACAATAAAATGTTCTTTGCTAAAATGCCAAAGATTGGTGCATCTTTTATTAAAAGATTTGATCATCGTAAAAGCACTAATCCTTTTGAACTAAATTTAAAATTTAAAAAAGGCTACTCTTTAGTTTAATTTTTTATATTTGGGTCTGCGAGATCGGGGTTATGCTTTTGTTTAGTGCCTCTTTTAAAGGGGCCTAAGAAAGTTTTTATAATTTTGATTGGTTTTTCTATCATCTTTTCTTTTAAGATATCTTTTGTAATTTCAATTTCTTCAAATTTTTTGTTATTTACAATATTATAAGCTAAAAGCAAACATATAGATAACGGGTCAAAAACGAAAACTATAATTAATATAAAATATTTTACTACTGTCTCTATATTCGTATTAAAAGCTTGAGCAATAAATTTATAAGTACCTATATCAGAAGATGTCATTTGTTTGTTTAACGTAATAATATTATTATCAATAGAATTAATCTGTTGATTTTTTTCCTCGTTACTTAGGCTAATTTTTTCTACATTAGACTCTAGAGTGGATATGCTAGACTGCACAGTATTTAATGCTTGAGTTTTAAATTCTACTGATTTTTTATCTATAACTTTTTCTTGAGTATCATTACTGAACAGACCGCCAGATTTCGTAACCGTGGTGGTCGTTGTCTGATCTAAAGCTTTTGTTAAATTATTCTCTTGATTTTTACGAGTATCAGTAAGAGATTTAATTCTTTCGGTGTTAGAGAGAACTTGAGAAGTTAATGTATTTTTCTTTTCTTGCAATAGATTAATTTGAGACTCAATCAAATCCATACTACTTTTTGTTGAATAAAAAGCTTGGCTTAAAAACCCGAATATACCTAAGCTAGTTATACCCATCAAAACTATAACAGCTGATGTTAAATATATTTTAATCAATTTATTGATTTTATGCCAGTATCTATACAAAAAACTGGTTGCCATTATTTTTCCAAGCTCTAAACTGCTGGCCATAATAATTGCTGGCCAAAAACTACCAGAGAATAGTAATCCTATTCCTTTAACAGAAAAGAATGCTCCACAAGATGCTAAAAATAAAGCTGACAAACCTAATAATAATTTAAACATATTAAATATAAAGGAACCAAATACTATCTTTTTCTTGTTGAGTTAAATTTAGTATTCTGCCGTTTTGAGGTTCTAAGAAAACTACTTGTAAATTGTTATTGTCATTTACAATCAAAGTATTTATAGCGTGTCCACCGCTTGTGTTATCTTCTGCTCTTAAAATAGCTTTGTAATGGACTATGCCTATACCTATACCTTCTGAATTAGACTCTATTTGCTGTTGGTAGTATCCACATGCGAATAGATGAAATGCTTCTGCAAAATTATCACAATCCCATCTGTGAACCCATTTCGTTAATTTTAAAGATTTCAGCCATTGCCAGTACTTGGGGAATATTTCTTTATTGACCATATCTAAAGTTGGTAAGAAGTATGTTTTATCTGACACAGCTATATTTCTAGGTATCTTTAACCCTTTATTATTCCAACCAAGTATCATATTTGGTGCAGTTATATCCATAGATATAATTACACAAACCTAAATGCTATTAATCAAATATATTAGGGTCTAGCTCTGGCTCGGTTTGTTCTTGTTTTTTGCTAGGGAACAAGTTGACTAATTTGACATCGCTACTTTTGTTAAGCTTTTTAGGTGCATAATTTTCTACTATTTGTTGTGTCGTCACAGTATTCTCATGAACTATATATATGTTTTTGGTATTAGGCCCTGGAACAATCTCTTGGTTGTTAAGATAAACTCTGTGGTCTGGCTTCTTATCAAATAATCCAAAGTTCATGCCAAAGGCTTTAAACATGAATAATAGGCAGTACGTGAATCCCAACCATGAGGCTAATTGAAATATAAAGTCCATTTGTCTATATTATGATGATTTTTCAATATAGTCAAGTAGATATTGTTTAAAATAAAGAAAATCTGCCTTATCTTGTGCTCTTATATTTTTGGTTATTTTGTTGGAGTAAAGGAGTTTAACGTAAAACACTTTGATAGGCTCATATATATGAATATTTAAATCTTTTATATCCACTGTAATGTTGTCTTCGTTAATAAGCCCATCCTTGAGAAAGATCATTTCTATTAAGACCGCGTCTTGCGATAAGAAAACTTTTTTCTTGTTTTTCAAAGGAAAGCTCGGGCCATCTTTTATAAAGTCAAATCCATTTTTTTCTAAAAAATCAATCCAGGCTTGTTCTTGATTGATGTCAACGGATATTTCTAAATCGTTGTTATCCCTATAGATGCCTTTATTAAAAATTGCAAGGGCTGTTCCACCACAAATATAATACTTAAGATTATTTTTATTTGCAAACCGTATTAGAAGTTCCATCGCATTATATAAATGCTCCATTGAGGTGGTTTTCGGGACTGCAGAATCAGAAGGTTTATTTAACTCTTCGTATAGCATATATTTAATATTTTATTAGCGATTTGTCTAGATACAAAAGCTTTTGTATTGTTGGACTTTTATTCTGTTCTTGTTTAAAATGACGAGTAGCACCCGCTAATCTAACTGGCTGACTAGGACGCATTGAAGCCGAGCAAAAACCATGAATTAAGTAAAATTTTCTCCAATATTCTGCGCGATCATCATTTGGGATCCATCCATGAATAGATTTATTGCCTGAATCGACTACTGCTACGAGTTTCATTCCTTTTTTCTGACTATCCATGAATATTTTAGCAACACCGTCTTTACTCATTCCGTCATGCTCTAAGACGACGTATTTATTTTTTTCTATATTGATTACTTTTCTTCTCCCCTCTTTATTTTTATAAGAACTAGGACTAATATAAGTCCCATGTGCTATTGGTAAATTCTCTAACCATTCTTGAGTTTTATAAAAAGACGTATGTTGAATATCATAAACGTCTTTCGCAACCCAGATTAAATCATTTGGAGCAAACAACGATATATGAGACCCCATCATCTCTTCTGGGGTTAAGTTTTCTACTGAATCTGGAGAGGCTTTAATTAGATCTTGAACCATATTGATTTATCATTTACTTTTCCAATTGCTCCCCACCTCTAATCCGTTTTGGGGCAAAATAGAAATATTAACCTTGGGCGCTGGTGAAATTGATGATTTTTTATCAATAAGAATGATCCTTTCTGGTTCTATTGGTGAACTATTATTGCTTTTTTTATTAAATAAGAGATAACTTAATAGCGCCAAGAACACAAGAGATATTGATATTACTGTTTTGTTTTTCATTCTGATGGTATTACACCTGATACAAGAAGCATATATAAAAAGAGATATATAAAAAAATAGGTTCCTGGATTTTTTTACTTTGGTTTATTTATGATTTTAAATGATTTTATATAGATTTTAAAAAAGGGGGGGTATAAAGAGATAGATTATAGATATATATATTGATTTATTATATAGAATAATAGATTATTGTTATTGGGGAGAATGATTTTGCTCCCCCCGCGAGTGTTTAGTCTGAAAAATTGATTCGATTTTTTCAAAAATGGGGTACCTAATGATAGGTTTATGTCTATAAGTCGTTACCTATCAATGAAATTTAACTTGAAGATATCTCTTGTACCTTTCCTATAATATGATAGACTACTCTTATATGAAAAACAAATTGAGTAAGTTCGAAACCCTGTTAGCTAACCTTGAGAAAGCCTCTGCGAATCACGCTAAGGCTTGCGAGTCTTTCCTTAAAGTCTCTGAGGCGTACTCCTCTAAGCGTGCGGAGATGCTTAAGATATACGAGCCTAGTGACCTTCACCACGCTTGCGAATAACCATTGACACAACCAATCGAAAAGGATAATATAACCACTATGAAAAACCAACTAAACATCACTAAACAATCATTCGGCGATACAACTGCTTTCCTCTTGGAAGGTGGCAAAGGTCGCATCACCTCGTTCCACAATGCCCTATACAACTGGGGTGCAACCAATGGGCAGTTGCACGATATGGGTAACGGCAAAGCGTTTTACTTCTACGCTAACCCCGACGCAGTGCTACACGCTCTCGTTAAGATTGCTCTGCACTCCTTATGCAATAAGATCAACGCAAAGGGAATGAAGGGCGGATTGATGAGCCTTGCGAAGATCAAGGCACAAGGTCAATTCGATAACATCATTGACGGGCGATTCCTCAGTGCCTCTGTCTCTAATGATACCTACGGATTCGGTACGATCACAGCAGAGAAACCTAGTGACTACTGCGGTGCAGTCAGTAACGGAAGGGACTAATAGTATGACAGCAGAACTATTCATCGTAGCATTAACAATCCTTGGTGAAGCGAGGGGTGAAACCTTCGAGGGTATGGCAGGTGTTGCTAGTGTGATACAGACACGCACCATAGAGCGTAAGCAAACGCCTAGCCAAGTGTGCCTATCGCCTAAGCAATTCAGCTTCTGGAATGGTGGAGTAAGTGAAGCCACCAAGAAGAAGCTACTGGCAACAGCACAAGGCAAGAACGCTCTATACCTTGCTGATCTAGTCATCCATAAACAGATGCCAGACATCGTGAAGGGTGCAAACCATTACCACGCCGTCAGCGTCGCTCCTAAGTGGGCTAGGGACACAAGGCTAGTAGCTACAATACGCAACCACAAGTTTTATAAGTTGTAAGTAGCTGAATACCAAAGACTTGTAGGAGGGCCCTCCCTTGCGTTGTAACTCCTTGATGGTCAATGAAATTTAAATGAAGAAATATGTTGCATTTCTTCTGAAATATGCTAAACTGTATCTATGAATAAGAAATTAACCAAGTATGAAATCCTAATCGCAAATCTCGAAAAAGCCTCTGCTGACTTAAAAAAAGCTAGCGAAGAATCTCAAAAAAGATTGAATGAAAGTTTCGCAAAATATCAAGAAAAAGTTTCAGTCGCTCATCATAACTCTATGATGGTCAACGAAAAACAAATTGAAGAAATCACTTGCAATTCCGCTGAAATATGCTAAACTATACTTATAACAATAAAAGATAACAAATAACAAAGAAAGAAAAAAATAAAATGACTCATAGAATGATAAATTGGAATTTTCACCGCAAACAAATGCGTGAAAATATGCGTAAAAATACGGATTCTTCTGAATCCATAATCACTAACTCTAACAATACACCAACATACTTTGGTGAAATATACCTTTACGAAGGAACTCTAGTAAAAGTTTCTTACAAAACTTCTGCAAATACTGCGGTTGTAACCTTCCTTGAAGGTATAGACAAAGATAAGGTTGGAACTATCAACCTTAACAATGCTAAACTAGTAAAGGAAAATAAATAAATGAATAACGATAATAAAAAACAATTAACTTCCCAAGAATGGGAAATTCAACGTTGGGAAAATAACAACAAGAAATGGGCTAGACTCAAAAAAAGTTGGTCTGATTGGAAAAAGAATAATCCTGAAAAGGCTAAAGCTCACGCCTTACTAAAGGCAAAACTTAATGGAAAAAGTCCTAAGTCGTTGTAAGTCAACGAAATTTAACTAAAGAAATAGCTTGCAAAAAACTCAATCTGTGATAAACTAAATAGTATGAAAGATAAAGAAATGAAAAACATAATAGAAACCCTCGTAGTGGGTAAATACTACCAAATCCAAAACCATATCGCAATCTGCGAGATGCTCAATTCAACCTCTAACAAAAAATGCCTTTCCAGAATCTCTGGTGTTGGAAGTGTCCTAGCTTTTTATGATGAAGTGACCGAAGTCGAAATGACTCCAGAACTTCTTAAAGAGTGTGAAGCTCGAAAGAATGGAACGATGAACTTCATTGGAAGTTTCAACGCATCCTCAAAATATAAAGGAGACTAAATGAAAAAGATTCTTTTCAAACTAAATAAAAAAACTTATAGGCTCGCTATGAAAAATGGTGAACAGAAAAACTTTTTGCGAGAGAGATTTTTTTACTACATCTCTGCGGGTTGTTTGAATCTTCGAGACCTCTTGTAAGTCTCTAAGCATCAACGACTTGCAAGCGCAGGGAGGTGCCCCGCGCAAGTCCTTAACTATCAACGACTTGCAAAGATTAGATTTTCTACTATCTTTTTTTTCTAAAAATAAACCTTGCGCTAAAGTTAATCTGTGATATATTCTAACTATGAGAAACGAAATCACATCCCTAGCGACGGAAACCTGCGAGGAAACCTATGTGGACGCTAATGCGTTCTTTGACTACATCAATTCCAATGATGTGGTCAACTCAATGCTCGATGCGTTGTCTGGAGTCTATGACTCCAACGAAACTCTTGTGGAGGTCGTCTAATATGGACTACAAAGCGTCTCTCAAGGAATGGATGAGCCAGCATATGCTGGGTGTGCTAGATGTGCGTGATATCTTGAAAGATATTCGTGAGGAGAATATGGCTAACAATATTGTGCATCGGTCTTACTCTGAGCAAAGTGACCCTCTTATCATTGGCTCTTCAGAATCATCTTGTGAACCTGATGAGTCGATGGATGGTGATCACGATTCAGCTATGGCTTCTGCTGGCCACGGCACTGATGAGGACTATGGTTACTTCGGCGATCCAGAAATTTGTGGAGAATAATTATGGAAATTTTTTTAACCTGTGTTTGGGCATACTTTGGTTTGGTTTTTGTGCAATTAATTTATGCTTTAATAAGGTCAATTATAGAGCGTCGCTAAGTCTCTAAGTATCAACGACTTACACCGCAGGGCAGCGAATTTTTGTAAATCCTTGAATATCAAAGACTTACAAAATTTTATTACATACTCGCTCGCCAACCTTCAAACACTTCGTCAATCTCTCTCTGTCTTTGCACAAAATTTTTGTTTGTGTCGAGTGGAGGATTATCAGAATCGTTCCAAGGATAAAAAGATTCTAAGTTTTCGTTTAATAGTTTTTCTATGTTCATTGTTTTTTTAATAATAAAATTGTGATTATAATTCCCACTAGAATTGTTATGAGCATAACTCATCTTAATGCTTTTTATAGTCGATTGCAAACTCATTTTTGTCCCAACACTTTCGACAATCGCCGCACTTGTTGCCTTGCTTAGAAGATGGGCAGTTAAAGTTTCCTAGCTTGCTCGCACCGCTAACGCACAAGCCAAGGCGTTGTGCAATTCCTACTGGTGCGGGGCCATCCATCATCAGAGCAGACAAACGGATGGTAAGATTGCTAGGCACTTCACCGCCTTTTTCAATATAGGTTGAGACAAAGGCATACTCTCTTGTGGGCAACCAAAAAGAAATATGCGGAAGATTCTTTGCAATCTTCACAATCTTTTCAATATGCCACACGCCTTGCAAGTCTCCTGAATCGTGCCACCTGAAATGTGGATTCTTAACCTTGCCGATTAAATAAGTCATAGCATCTACCCACAAATCATTGGTAAGAGAAGCGAAACGCTTTTCCATAGCTTTCTGAACATTGGGGAAAACATAACGCCCTTTAAGGGCGTAGCAAAAAGCACAAATGCTTCCTACAACATTCCGCATTTTCTGCCCAATAAGACAACGCTTTGCGGGTGTTGAATAAGCAAATCCTGGCATCTTCGAAGGTTTTGAGAGTGTTCCGACAATCTCCTCGGCTTGTTTTTTGTTTTTGAACATAAGAAAGCTTAACATAAATTAAGTTTGATGCAAGTTTTTTTACCATTTAAATCTCACTGATAGTCAACGACTTGCAACCGCAGGGAGGGTGCTTGCGTAAGTCTTTAATACTTAAGCACTTGCAACTCTTAATAATTCATATGCAATTCTTCACTGTCTTTTTTATCAAGGAAAGCGTCAAATCTTTTTTGTGCTTTGCTAGAAGCTGAGATAATAAAGTTCATGTCTTTCTTTAATACTCCCAGCCAGTTGGAGAGATAGCTGGCAGAATTGTTGAAACATTTTTCAGAATCAATTCCGCAGAAGTTAAGACAGAGGCTAGCAAAAATCTCTGCGGTCAATTCTTCTTTGCTATAATTCTGAGAACCAAAACCATTTTTGATATCGTCGCTGGTGCTTTTATGCATAGCGTGACCAATCTCGTGAAATGCTGTGGAATAATACTCTTCAACGCTGTTGAAATTTTCTTTCAAAGGCAAATCAATCTTGTGATCTTGTGGATAGTAACAGGCACGACTGCCACCATACTTAATCTGAATCACGCACTTCTTAATCAACTTCTCTGCTTCTTCTATTGGTGAAAATTCTAACTTAGGAGTCTCTGGTTGCTTCCATTTGATTCCCTCGACATCGCTCAACCCAAAAACTTTATAATATCTCATCATCGGGAAAGTTCTGGTCAATTCATTCTTAGCTTCTGTCTGCAGTAATTTATAGTAAACTACCATGTGAGATTTTGCACCAGCTTTGATCCTTCCGCCTAGTTCCTTGATCTGATTAAATGTAAAAAAGAAATCGTCAGAGGAAACCATCCGAAGCAAAAATTGATTGATGCCTCTGTAATTCTTTTTTGAAACGCCGTTGCAAATTTCAAATACTTTCCAAGGCTTCTGCCAAGGGCATACTCCTTTGTTGAGGGCTTCGATGAACTTTTCTGTGATAATTTCGTTTACTTTCATAGCTTAAATATATCAGTTTTTTTCTTTTTGTCTACTAATAAATCTCACTGACCATCAAGGACTTAGAACTACAGGGAGGTTGCTTTTGCAACTTGTTGGTGTAGAATAACTTACATACTATAAAAACTTTTGTGTAATATACTTTGCAGTTTATTATATGAGTGATAATATTAAACAAGATATGGATCGCATATTGAGCCATTCATTATTATATAAAAACTTCTTAAGCGAAAGAGAAGAAATCTTAAAACACAAATGGCTCGAAAGTGAAAAAGCTGGTAAAGATATTGGTTTTGAAAAAGCTTTATTAAGTTGGGTTTGTTACCACAGAGATAAGTGGCGTAATAAAAGATAAACTATACTCGATGGTGTTGGACGCTACCCCCAACTCGTCTACGCCTTTCGGCTCAGACAGAAATCTTTGGATGATAGTCTCCTAAAGTTGTTTCTGTTGCGTGTCTCCAGTTTCTACCTAAGTTATTATTGCAAACTCACAGCTACCACGCCGATCCATCAAGTAATAGAAAAGAACTATCTGTATGGTATCATAACTAAACTATAAGTCAAATAAAAAAGGCGAGGATTTTACTCCTCGCCCTTTCTATATGAAGGGGTGAATAAGCCCCATCTCTCTATTGTTAGACTGGCGAGAGACCACCAGCGATTCGATCATAGCGGAATTGCTTCACGCCAGAATCCATACGACCAGAAAAGCAGAAGCTAGTGAATAGCTTATTCCCTGCCTTGCTGATGGTATGAGAAGAAGGCTTGCTGATGATGTAGGTATAAACATCATCCTTGCCGTAAGGTTTGAATTCGATTAAATACCTTTTCCCCAAGAGGAAAAGGACGAAGTGTTTCAGATATGAGGTTGCGTATATGATTGCGTTTTTGATTTTGTTCATACTTAAATATACCACAGCTTTGTTTTTTAACAAGAAATATCTTTAGTTAAATCTCGTTGACCATCAACGACTTACGATTCGAGGGAGGGCGCTTTTGCAACTCTTTGTGCGCCAGATACTTATAACAGTTTAATTATTCTTCTGTCTCTTTCCAATTAGGATGAGATTTAGACCATTTAGCGAAAACAACTTCTAGATTATTTAGAAACTTTTCTATTTCAGCAATAAGTTTTGGATCTTCATCTTTTAAGATTTGTCTTTCCAATATTTTACTTAATCTATTTTGGTGTTTCATATCTACTATATATTACATCTATTTGCTATTAATATCAATTAAATTCTATTTGTATAATTATTAATTGTTTTTTTATTTAAGATGTGTAATAACTATTTTAATCAGCGATTCTATTGCGCTCGAGCTAATCACAAACATTATTGTTAAAATTAAAAATTCTGGAAAATATTTAACAAAAAAGTTATTCACATAATGGCTTACATTTTATTTATTATTTAGAGAAAATAATTCGCTCCTAGCAGGAATCGAACCTGCAACCTACAGTTTAGAAAACTGTTACTCTATCCAGTTGAGTTATAGGAACGACATTTTACTTCGCCTAGGTCAGACTCGAACTGACACTTGAACGATTTTAAGTCGTTTTTCTCTGCCATTGGAATACTAGGCGAATCAACTATCAGTATCTAGCTTTTCAGCAGAGATTGTTCCAAGAGAATAGAAGTCTTGAGATTGTGCTGTATGCATAAAAGATTCTACTGGAATGTTCGCAATCGCAGTTTTCATTCTGTGCATCGCAACCGCTTTCATCCCGCCCTTCTTTCCTCTAAACTTTTTACCAAGCTTATCAGTCATTCCATTAAGCATATACTTAAACATAACTCGCTCCAACTTTTCCATAGTAATCCAAAAATATCCAAAGCTAGCACTCATCCATTGAATACTTCCGTTTGTGCCACCCCAATTATATATGCGGTTGTGAAACTGCTCAATGTCCTCTACTTTACCTTTCATTCCAATAACCCAATGTGCTCCAAGATTTTGTTTAATTAATGTCATAGTTTTAGTTTATCCTATCTTTGTTTGTTGTCAATTCTTTTTGTTTGAAATACCAATCTACATCTTCTTGAGTTGTTTCGGTATACTTGCTATAAGAGTTAAGCATCCAATCCGCACAAGGAGAAGTGGGCAAGGCTGGACTCGAACCAGCACTAGGAGCATTATGAGTACTCTGTTTCACCTTTAAACTACTTGCCCCACTTTAGAAGGAAAGCTGGAAGGTTTCGGCACTTGGAAAAACTCTACTGCAAAAGCCTTGGAGATGTTCTCCAAATCTTTGAGTGAGCAAGTTTCCTTGGGCGTACACATACGGATTGCTGAGTTTAGGATAACGGCTCGGTCTTGACCGAACACATTCATCACATAGAATGGTGCTGTTTGTTTTGTCATAATGTAAGAATACCACAACTTGAGTTTTTGTCAATAAAAGAATCTCGTTGACTATCAGTAACTTACTAGAGGTAGGATTCGAACCTACATTACGCTCAAATCTAGAGCTTCACGAATATAAATCGTGGGTCTTAACCAGTTAGACGACTCTAGTATGTAGTGTCAGCCTCCGAAGTTACTCGCCAATTTTCTTAATCACTACTTTTGTTCCGTCTGGCCAACGCTTGATGATTTCTCTCCAATGGTTTGCCTCGACTTCTGCTTCTGCTTGGCTGTTGTGCATATCGTAACTAACCCGAATACCATCTCTCAAAACAATATACTTAACATTCATTTTCTACCTCCATTACTACTGAGTTGTCAAATAATGAGCCACCATCTACTGCGTCACAGATAACAATATCATTACTGCCATCGTCACCAGCATAGACGGCTCGGAGTTTCTTTACTTGACTATGTTTAATGTTTGTCCATTTACTTTCTGGAATGCCAAGGACTTGCAGAGCCTCGACTCTCTCTGGTGAAAGTGCTTCACCGCTTACTGAACATTTGTATGTCATAACTTTATACTACTACTAATTCTGTTTTTGTCAAATCAATTTTACGAGGTCGGCCACGACCACGCTTCTCGCCATTAGCCAAAGTCGATGTCGCAACATAAGCTGATAGTTTTTCTTTTAATTGGACGAATCGCTTGTCTGCATCTTCACGATTAGTACAAGTGAATGCCCAATCGCCCCATTGACTATCGGATGGATACATTTCAGCAGGAGGCATCTTGACACCTGCAATCTCGTAACCATTGTGGCGTTTGATAGCGATAACTTCGTAGTTAAAAGCCTCGCTGTCTACTTCATCAAGTTGCTTTTTATAGATTGCAACATCGCCATCACGCCCAACCATCGTGAACTTAAAGCCTCTGCTAGTAAATGTTTCTTCAAGAATTTTCAATTTTTACTCCTTCTGGAAGCCAACCCTTGATGTCGAGTCCGTCTCCGATATAACCAACTTGCATTTCACTTTTAGTTTTGGGGTCTACTGCATAAATAGCGTAGCCACCTTCAGCGAGTTTTTTGATTTTAGTTATGTTGTCCATCTAAAGATTATACTATACTTTCTTTTTAATTCAAGACAAATATATCACGATTAATAACTCCAACCCATTTTGCTTTATATACTGGCTCAAGGTTATCAGCATAAACAAAGCTATTATACTTATAAGGATTGTAGGTAACTTTTCTTTCTACTTGATCTACTGGCCAACCATCATCTGGCGTACCACAAACAAAAGCATGGACATTCTTTCTTTGTTCTTTTAAAACCCTGGAACGACCTGCTTGACTCACCCTAAACTCAACATCTTTAAGAAAGAATTCTGTGCTATGCTGTAATACTTTTCCTTTAAGCATAATAGAAAGACACTTCTTATGTAAATTATAATAAACCTTATGTTTTGCTTTCATCTCATAACTATAACATAAATAATATAAATGTCAAGCCATGTAAACCTTTGATAGATAAGGAGTTGCAAAAGCGGATTGCCCCCGCGCGTAACTCCTTGATAATCAGAGACTTATGCATGATGCAATTTGAGCAAAAAGAAGCGGAGGGTTTTGCCCTCCGCCTCTGTTAAAGTTTCGTTTTAGTTTAGGCGACTAACTTCAAAAGCTCTTCGTCGCGGGTTTTTCCGCTGAAGACTTTGAGCAAGTCAGTGCTGACCCTCTCGCTATACTCATACCGCTCATCCGCAACGTTACGAGTCAGGAACTGCGTAGTAGCGTTGTAGAGGTTGTACAAGTTGCGATCATGATCCGCCTCGTAAGAGGGATTGCGCCAAACTGCTTCGATGCCTTCGCGCACCTTAGCAGAGATCACGCTCTTCTCTTCCAACTTGGTGAGTAAGGTCAAACCCTGCTCATCAGTGATTGCTCTCTGCGCCAACCTGTTGAAGATTGCCACAGAGTTGTCAACGCTGGAGATTGCATTCGCCAACGCATCACCAATGAAATCCAGATTAACGGCGAGGGTGTGCCTCTTCGTCATGCTGAACTCCTTGGTCAACGACTTCATTCCGTTCAAACAAACCAAACGGAGGAAACCAAGCGAGAGGGAGACACGACTGGAGCGATCATAACTGTTGTTCACAGTTAATCTCAAACCAAGCACATCACCAACTGCACGCTTGCCAACTGGCTTCAACTGAGTTTTAAACTCAGGGAAGTCATAGCTAGCATAGAAACGGGATCCATCACGAACCACAAACTTTTTGGAGCTGTGATTAGCGAGCATACTGTTCTGCGCTAGCGACTCTTCGACCATCGTCACGAGGTCTGCATTCTTCACCACACCATACTGCTCGGTGCAAACTCCGAGCGTCATGGGTTCGGGGGTATCACGGCGTACCATCCCGAAGTATCCTGTCCTCTTGCCGTCTGTTGTGAGGAGTGGCTCTTGGTGTACATCGAAATCGTATACACTTTGAGCGGGTTTTGTTGTT